AGCAATCACTGCTGGTACAGATATATCTTTAAATGCTAAAGATTCTGTTACTGTGGGAAATACTACAGATTCCCCTCCAGTGTTGTACACTGACAACTCCAGAACTCCTACTGTTGCCGATGCTGCTACTGCGCCTACAGTTACAAAACCTATATCGCCGACATTATTCAGTGTGCCGGTCCGAGATGTTTCCAAAGGTTGGCAAAATGGAAACCTATATAATGGCGGCACCTTATTGACAACTATGCAACGTGTCCCTATGCACGAGCCATGGGATCAACATGAAGATGTTAATCGTCTACAGTTTTCGTTGGCATATACTGATGCTGGAATAGGTCCCAGTGTTAGAGCTTCTAATGGATCAGTCATTCCTGCAGGACCTAGTGCAAATACCCCTTATCCTGCACAAGCTGGTCCAGGCATAGATAATGGCGTAGTTCGCGGACAAAAATTCCCATGGAGCACTGATCAACCTTTCTTGGAAGCAGTTAAGAATGTAGCTGAAGGATTTAATTTTGACCCATTAGATTTATTAGCAGCAATGTGGAATGAAACTGGCGGAACATATGATCCTGCTATTAAGAATCCATTAGGATCAGCTACAGGATTGATACAATTCTTAGAATCTACTGCTAAGGATTTGGGTACTACTACAGCACAGTTAGCGCAAATGACTCGTCCTCAGCAAATGCAATATGTGCAGAAATATTTTAGTAAAGCCGGTTGGCCTAGTGGACAAGCACCTAATCCTACTATTGCCAATGTCTACATGACAATCTTCTTACCGAAGTTTAAGTTTGCATCTCCAACCACAGTGATTGCAGATGGTACACCAGGATCTCCAACTTATCAATGGTATGCTCAAAATAGTGGGTTTGATGTTGCTCCTAAACAAGGTGTTATTACACCTGCTATGGTTGCTGCCAAAGCAAGTTTGCGTAGAATTTCTGTAGTGAATTGTTTAACTGCTGCTGGTGTGGGCATTGTCAAAGGTAAACCGGATTACTTTGTAGTTCCTGCACCAAGTACACCTAATGCTGGAACCCCTGTTACATCTAGTGACGGTACTATTGTTACAGATGGTTTGGGTAATCCTGTTACTACTTCTCCAACTTCTAGCTTTTTAGGTGGACCATAAATAGTATATCATGCCCTATAAATCACTTGTAATCACTAATGCTGCCACAGTTTATCAACAACCTGCTAAGACTAGCCAGTTTTATGTAGGGTTTAGTAGCGTGGATATTTCTAACACTAACTCTAAACTTTATGATTTAGATTTAATTATGCAAGACATTCTAAATCAGTTCAACACACGCAAGGGCGAACGTGTTATGAACCCTGCATTTGGTTCTATAGTCTGGGATGTTATTATGGAACCAATGACAGACGATATTTTTCAACTGTTAAGTAACGATATAAAAACTATTTGTACCAGTGATCCTAGAGCATATCCTATTAAAATGAATGTAAATGAACAACCAGGGGGCTACCTGATCGAAATCACAATGGTTCTAACTGGAACTAATCAATCCCAATCGATGATTTTAAACTTTAACCAATCTACTGGGTTAACTGCTCGAACTGTACAATAATATATGCGGTTTATAGCTGCTATAAATACGGTATAGATAAAAAATTATGACTATCCCAACCACAAAATCAAAATTACTTATTACACAAGATTGGACAAAGATTTACCAATCGAAATCTAATGCAGAGTTTCAAAGTTACGATTTTGACACCCTTCGTCGTATTTTAATCAGCTATCTTCAAGAAAACTATCCTGAAGATTTTAACGACTTTATTGAAAGTAGTGAGTATATTGCCTTAGTGGATCTTATTTCTTATCTAGGACAAAATTTAAGTTTCCGTATCGATTTAAATGCACGTGAAAACTTTTTAGAAACAGCACAGCGCCGCGATAGTATTCTGCGTCTAGCACAGTTAGTAAGTTATATTCCTAAACGTAATGTACCCGCAAGTGGTATGTTAAAGATTTCTGCGGTTACAACTACTGGAAATGTATTCGATGCCAATGGCAATAACCTAGCAAACAATCCGATTATCTGGAATGATGCTACTAATGCTAACTGGTATCAACAGTTTATTACAATTTTAAATACCGCAATGCCTGGCTCTATGTCATTTGGTACTCCAAATGATAGAAACACAAATCTAAATGGAGTTTACACAGAACAATATATTATTAATAGTTCTAATAATGATGTGCCGGTGTTCAGTTTCAATCAAAATATCAACGGATCTTCGATTGATTTTGAAATTGTTCCTGCTACTTTTTCTGGACAAACTTATGTTTATGAAGATACACCGTTGCCAGGAGCACCTTTTAAAATAATTTATCAAAATGATAACCAAGGCCCCGGTAGTCCTAATGCAGGCTTTTTTGCAATGTTTAAACAAGGTAGAATGTCGGCAAGCGGATTCTCCCTAGTAAATCCAGTACCTAACGAAATTGTAGGTATCAATGTTAATAATATCAATAACTCCGATGTATGGTTATGGCAACGTAATCCTAACGGACAATATTCTACATTATGGATACAGGTTCCGGCAATCAGTGGAAATAGTGTTATCTATAATAGCCTAAGTCTAAACAATAGAAATATCTATAGTTTAAGTACTAGGGATCAGGATCAAATTGATTTAAACTTTTCTGATGGTAACTTTGGTAACTTGCCTACAGGACAGTTCCAGTTGTTCTACCGTCAAAGTAACGGAAATACATACACCATTAAGCCTGAGCAAATGGCAGGTATAACTGTTAATATTCCATATGTTGATAAAAATGGATTAAATCAAACATTAAGTTTGATCTTAAATCTTGAATATACTGTAAGCAATAGTGCTCCGGCAGAATCAAATATTTCTATTCAACAAAAAGCTCCACAACAATACTATACACAAAATCGTATGGTTACTGCTGAGGATTATAATATTGCTCCGCTAACTTATACAACCAATGTTCTTAAAATTCACAGTGTTAATAGAATCAGTAGTGGAGTAAGCAAATATTTTGAACTTAGCGATGTTAGCGGAAAATATAGCCAAACAAACATCTTCTGCGATGATGGCATTTTGGCAAAAAACATTACAAGCTCCACAACTTCTTTTAGCTATGCTACACAAAATGATATTTGGGCAGCATTTAAAAATGATTTAGATCCTGCGATTGCAAGTACCGAATTATATTCCTTCTATTTAGATTTATATAGAAAATCTCATCCTGTTTTATCTAATCCAACATTTAATCTTACATGGAACTTGTCTAATGTTGTTGCTGGTCAAAGTCGAGGATATTTCATGGGATCTATTCCGACCATAACAGGTCAACCTAATCCTATTGTATCTCCTCAGGCAGTTGGACCACAGTACGCATCTATTTCTTATGTATTATATTATGTCACACCAGGGGCAATGATTAAATTTAGAGCACCTGACAATGTAGACAATCAAACTCAATACTTTGATGCCAATGGAAATATTACAACAACTACTCCTAGTCAAGATCCTACAGTTTCCTTATATCTATGGACCACCGTACAACAAGTTATTGGTACAGGCTCCAACAACGGTTTAGGAAATCTTAGCGATGGCACCGGTCCTATTATTTTAACCAATGTTATACCTGACGGATGTATCCCTGTGGAAGTTGTGCCTGCATATTCTAATAGCTTAGGGTATTCATTTGAAACTAGTCTTATTAACTTATGTTCTTCTAAACTAACATTTGGTCTAACAATCAATACTTCTACAAGAACATGGAATGTAATTTCAAGTAATAACTTAAATCGAGCATTTATCACAGACACTTCGATGTTTGATTATGCTGGAGATACAACAAACGGTCAGTTAGATGCTAGTTGGTTAGTAATGTTTATGTGGAATCCAACTTCACAAAGTTATCAAATTATATCGAAGAATGAACAGTTTATTTTCCAAAGTGCTACTCAGACTGGATTCTATGTAGATAACAATAAAATAAATTTCGACTACACAAATAACTCAGTAGTCAAAGATAAAATTACTGTCTTGTCAGTTAATGCAGCAATAACCAATACTAATGCAATAGTTAAAGGATTTCCACTGCCTACAGATTATACATGGCAAATTGATAACTCAATCGTTGAAGCAGACGGGTATATTGATCCATCCACTGTGGTGATTAGTTATTATCAAGATCAAAATAGTCAACAGTTTAGTCAAATTTCTAATCCAGATAGTTTTAATAACATTGTTGGAGATAATACAACCCTAGTTACATTAAATGGTTCTACTGTTACACTCCCAGGCCGAAGCAATTTAAAATTCCAATACCAACATAATCCAAGTAATGAAGTTAGAATTGATCCTGCCAAGAGTAACATCATTGATGTTTATATGTTAACCTCGGCCTATGATTCTGCATTTAGAAACTGGCTATTAACTGGTAATGGTACAAAACCTATTCCTCCAACAACCAATGCTTTAGAAAATAATTATTCAGCTGACCTTGAACCGATAAAAACAATAAGTGATCAGATTGTTTATCAACCAGCTGTTTATAAAATACTTTTTGGCAATAAAGCAGAACCTAAGTTACAGGCAACATTTAAGGCTGTTCAAAGTCCAACCAGTGTTTTAAGTTCTAACTCTATTAGAAGTAAAATATTAGATGGGATTAACTCTTTCTTTGCCTTGGAAAACTGGGACTTTGGTCAAAGTTTTTATTTTAGTGAACTATCAACTTATATTATGAACATGTTAACACCTGACATTACAAACTTCTTGATTGTCCCGGTATCCAGCAACTTTGGAAATCTATATGAAGTTTCGTGCCAAAACAATGAAATTTTTATCAGCGGAGCAACCGCAGAAAATATACAAGTTATTTCGGCAGCAACCGCGGCACAGTTAAACATTAGTGGAAGTTAATAATGTCAACATCAACAGTACATTCAGTTAACCTATTACCAACATACTTACAAACAAATAAAAATTCTAAATTTTTATCAAGTACTATTGACCAGTTGATTCAACCGGCACAACTTGAGCGATTGAACGCTTACATTGGTTCTACATCTACTCCAACATATCACATAGGCGATTCTTATGTTCAAGAATCTACTGCATTAAGACAAGCATATCAACTAGACCCTGCGTTAGTAACTAACGATAT